GATTAAAGCATATCATAAAGTTTGGTGGATTAAAAATTCAGATAGACTGAAAAAACATAAAAAAGAATACTATTTAAAGAATAAGGATGGAAAAATAAGAGAATATAACCTTAAAAATAAAGATAGGATTAAAAAATATAACAAGGAATATAACCTTATCCCTAAAAATAAAGAAAGACAGAAGAAATATACAAGAGAACATTACTTAAATAACAAAGAAAGATACACAGAACTATCCAAACAATGGAAATTAGATAATAAAGAAAGATATGATAAGTTTAAAAGAGAATACCAACTGAAAAATAAAGATAGATTGGCCAAGAAAAGTCGAGAATACTACCATAAGAATATAGATGCAATAAAAGTAAAAGCAAAAAAGTGGAGAGATGACAATAAAGATAAATGTAAAGAACTTAGTCGTGCATATTATTTGAACAATAAAGATAAAGTAATAAAACAAAACAAAGAATACTATTTGAAAAATAGAGATGAGGTGTTAATAAAACAACGAAAATACTATTCAGAAAATAAAGAGCAATCATATAAAACTTGCAGAAAATGGACATTGAAAAATAAAGATAAAGTAAAAGAATGGAATCGAGACTATAGAATAGTTCAAAGAGAGCAAATTACTGATGTTTATATAAAGAGATTACTAACAGAAGGCAACACTCTGTGTGCTAAAGATATTCCCGAATGGTTAATTAAAGCAAAGAGAAATGAATTGAAACTAAAAAGAATAATCAAAGGAGAAAATAACAATGAAAATGAAAACAGATAAAAGGCAAATAGATGACTTTAAAAACTTTGAAGAAATGGTAAAGGCTCATAGGGGTGTTTTAAAATCATTAATTGACGGAGATGGTTACTTTAGAAGAAACGAGGCAGTTGAAATTAATAATGGTTTTGGTAAGCAACTCAGTTATCTGAAATTGAAACTTGAGGCATATAAAATGCTAAGAGAAACACCAACTAGAGAAGACTTGTTTTTATCAAAAAAAAGTAAAGGAGAATAGTCATGGCTGTAATGAAAAGAGAGAACACATTTGAAAAGCTAAACAGCGTAGATGTGTCTAAATTCACAGAAAAAAAGGGGCAATTTAATTATTTAAGTTGGGCACATGCTGTGCGAGAGCTGTTAAAGGCTTGCCCAGAAGCTACATGGGAGGTGCACCTGTTTGATAATGCTGACGGAACGAAGCAACCTTACATGAAGAATGGTACTGGAGCTTATGTACAGGTCTCAGTAGATGTCGAGGGGGTTATTAGGACACAAGTTCATCCTGTTCTTGACCATAGAAATAATCCAATAGATAATCCTAATTCATTCCAGATAAATACCTCAATTCAGAGGTGTTTAGCAAAAGCAATTGCACTACATGGATTAGGGTTATATATCTTTGCTGGTGAGGATTTACCAGAGGCAGACCCGATTAACACAAAGCAAGCTGAAGAATTAAACGCTTTGGCTGATAAGATACAAAATGAAAAATTGAGAGATGGCGTATATCAAGCTGTATCTCAAGGCAAAGTAGATAGTAGTAATTTCGCAAGATGTATAGAACAATGTAATACAATAATAAAAGAGGAGAAAGACAATGGCTAGTACAGATGATATGTTTAATGATTTGTTAACGAAGAAAGAAAGCTTCTTTGTACCTAATAGCCCTACAAGCAAACCCTCAGTTGCTCCAAATGTACGAGGCGAGTTTTATGGGCATTTACAAGAATCTCAAATGAAAGAAGTTTCATGGACTAAGAATGGTGAAACATTTAAAGCGATAGTTTATAATTATTCGTTTGTAGTTGATGAAGCAAATAAATCGCAAAGTTATACTTATGCAAGCTATAAAGATTCTTCAGAGCAAGTAGCTTCTGGAGAAGACTATATTGGCAGAGCATATAAAGCAAATGGGGTGTTTAGGTTTTTAGAGCCAGCAGAGGGAGATGATTTTAAGTCTAATTCTGAGGGCAATAAATCATACTTTAGATTCTGTGAGACACTTGGTGTTGATATAGAAAAGAAAGTGGTTAAAATGGAGGGGCAAGACGTAGAGGTAAAAGTGTTGCCGTCTCTTGACACATCCGACATAAACGGAAAGCCTGCAATAGCGGTAATTGATAAAGGTAAACCATACACTGCTAAGGACGGAAAAGAAAGGACTCCTTTTATAGTTAAGTTTATCAAGACATGGGAAGATGGAAAGGTAAAAGATGCAAACATTCCGTTCTAAAGATAGAAGAAAAAAAGTAGGCTGGGCTAAAGAGTTTTTAATTAATACGCTCTATGGCTTTGGGCTTAATGGGAAAAAGATATCCAAACTTGTTGGGGTATCGAGAGCTACTGTGTACCGTCATATACACAGATAGCTTAATGGGAGATTCTACTATCCGTGAGGACGTAGGGAGTGTTATTTGGGTTCCCTTTATTTGCCTAAAGACCCATTCCTTTCCACTCTGGTTCAATCTCCCGATAATTATAGGTAGCACTTAGGTGTTACTCGTCGAAAAGAGAACAGGGCGCTAGAGAGCAATGCAATCGAACGCGCCCTTGACTCGAAACTAAGGAGAGAAAATGAAATACTATAAACACGTAACACTAAGAAGTACATCTGGAAATAAAATTAATCTACCTAGAGAGGCTTGGTCTAAATTAGGTTGGAAGTTAAATGATAAGCTTAGAATATCATTTGGATTTGATGCACCTTATGATGGTGCAAACCCAGTAACTTTGTATATTGAAAAGGCAGATGAGGAGTAAGTATGATTAGTAAAATATATGATTCAATTCATAAAAAGATATTTAAGAAGAGAAAAGGTATGAAACGGCCTAATAAAAGCCAAGCATATAAGGAGGCAACAGCAATGTCTAGTTTAAGTCCTTCAATTAAAAGAGTTGTACGATACAAGAAAAAGAAATAAGTAGAAGATATTTAGGAGGTTTGATATGAAATGTTGGCATTGTAATAGTGAAGTTATTTGGGGGGGAGATTTTGATTATGAAGATTATGGCATAGATAGAGAGGGAATTGTTAGTAATTTATCGTGCAGTAGATGTAAAGCTTATTATGAATGTTACTTAGACTTGGAGGAGGAAAGTAATGGGGAAAAAGAAATTATCACCGCATCAGATAAAAGCGAGGAAAGTAAAAAAAGTGGCTAATGGATGTTGGTGGATAGAGCGGTATCTTAACTTTAGCTGTGGAGTAAGGAAGAATTAAATGATTAAACAAGAAATGAATGATTTAATGTTTCATATTTTTGAAGAAGTAATGCGTATCCGCAACGCTGGACAGAGCGAATATGCTAGGGACATAAAGAATGTATTTGCAAATTTTGAAAGAGTAGCATCTTTTACTAGAGATTCCAAAGAAAAAGTACTTCTGACCTATATGATTAAACATGTAGACGGATTATGTGCTTATGCCGATGGACATCAGTCTCAAAGAGAAGATGTTAGAGGTAGATTAACTGATATAATCGTTTATTGTATACTATTCTGGGGAATGGTAGAAGATAACAAAAACAAAGGAGAGTAATATGTATACTTTTTTAGGTATTATAGTTCTTGCAGTAGTAGTTGGGTTTTTGTACCATAAATTTATAATGAAGGGGAAATGGTAATGGGAAGAGCTATTGATATGGAAAAAGACATAGATATTCTAAAGAAAGAGGTTAAAGACCTCAAGGATATCTTAGAACAAATATTAGATGGAGTGGATGATGACAAAAAAGAAACCAAAAAAACCGACACTAAACGAAGTAAAGCAGGTAGCGGAAAATCTGATTCACGACCTACAAATAGTGAATAATAAGGTAGATTCAATTGCGATGGTACTCAATAATTATGTTGAGTACAAAAAAGATGACAAAAAGTTTGTCACTTATTTAAAAAAACAAAGGGAGAAAAAAGATGCTGAGCAAGGAACTGCTACTGAAAGTTCTAAGTGAGCACAATTGGGGTGTATACCTCAAGAGTAGTCCTTTAGAAGAGATGTCAACGACCAATGTTGGTAAGATTTACAAAATCAACGAGGTCGATGCTGATAATCTTGTAGAGGAATACAATAAGCTTTTAGAAAAACCAGAAGAATAAAGGAGAAAAACAATGAACCAAATTGTAGATGAGGCCACAGAAGATGTGGTCATAGGGAGTGTTATCCTCAATCCAGACGATTATAGCTCAGTAGCACAATATATTCCAGAGCTGAATGTGTTCTCTCAGAAGAAAGCACGTAGTCTCTGGCAAAAGATTGGAAAAATGAGGAGGAATAGTGCTCACATAGATACTCTCACGATTTGCTCGTCACTTACAAGTGATGACATATCAAGTGGTGTTACGCAGGGGTATGTAGTGGATTGTACTAGCAATGCCTGTGGCTCTGGTGTGACAGAGGCTTATGCGCAGAAGATATATGAAAAATTCCTACTAAGGAAGATAGTTGCTGAAGCTGACGGCATTAAAAATAACGTGCTGTGTCATGGTAGCGATGTATATGAACTGATTACTGGGGCGCACATGCTTATGGGAGAACTCCTAAGAGTTAGGCCAGGTGCTAAATTTAAGATTGAAAACGCAATGGAAGATACTTTTCAGAGTATGCGTAGTGGTAACAAGAGAATGATTAAGACTGGCTACAGAACAATAGATGCGTTTGCTGGAGGATTAACAAGAGGAGAGGTCTCTATTGTAGGTGGCAGGCCAGGACATGGAAAAACTACGTTCCTAATTAATCTGCTATCCTCATTCATTAAAAATGGATATAAGGTCGCTGTATTTAATCGAGAGTTACCTAATACTGAGGTGTTAAAGAAAATAGTCTGCATTGAAGAGCCAAAGCTTAACTATGGGGATATCAGACGTGGAAATTTTAATGAGAGAACCATTAAGTTATTAAAGGAAGTACAGCAAAAGATAAATAAAACATATAGCGAGGATAGATTCGTGATGTTTGATGATATCAGAGACTTCCCAAAGACAGCATCAGAGGTAAAAAAGTTTAAGCCAGATGTTATTATTGATGATTATATACAGCTTATAACTCCTACTGGCAAGCAAGATACTAGAAGATTGCAATTAGAAGAGATATGTAATGACTATAAGTGGCTTGCAAAAGAAAATCATTGTGCTGTCGTACTGGCTTCTCAGCTCAATAGATACCTAGAGACAAGAGGAGGAGAGGCTAAACGTCCACAGCTATCTGACCTTGCAGAATCTGGGGCTATAGAACAGGTGGCGGAGAATGTATTTTTTATATACAATAGACATAAAGTAGACCCTGCACATGGTAGCGCTAATGAACTAAATCTCGTAGCTAGAAAAGTAAGATATGGTGAGACTGGAGAAGTAGTATTAGGTTATAATGGAGACATCTGTACCATATATAATGAAGTTCCACTAACAAACTATGGAGAACAACATGACACAAGCAAAATCCCATTCAATTAAATATGTAGGTATCGACCCAGGAAAAGGTGGCGGTATCGCTATGATATATAAAGATATTGTTGAGGTCAAGAAATGCCCAGCATTAGTCTATGATATGGCATTGATGTTTGAGTTAATCATACATGGTAGTCCGCCGAACGACGTCATCGTCATGATTGAAAAAGTCTGGGCACGACCCCATGATGGGCGTTCGTCTGTATTTACGTTCGCACAAAACTATGGACATTGGGAGGGTATCATTGCTTCGCACGAAATCCAATCTCATCACGTGACTCCTCAAGTGTGGATGAAAGCGTTAGGGTGCCCTCCTAGACTTAAAAAACAAGAGCGAAAGAATTATTTAAAAGAACTAGCAAAGAAAAAATATCCAGAGCTTGGTAAGAAAATTATACTGGCAACAGCAGATGCAATACTTATTGCAGACTACGCAAAGAATAATTTTGATAAATCTAAGTGATATAAATGAAGTATTTGGACCATTAAAACGAGTAGCTGAGGGAGGTAGACTTGTGAGTGTAACCTACGAAGAGATGAAGAAGTTTGATTTAGACCTTAAATTCGGCCATTTAGGCGAAGATTTTGTCAGAGACGTGCAGAATGGTAACTATAAGATAGAAGTTAAGTCAGAGCGTGATATTTGGAAGAATACGGGCAACATGGCTATAGAAATAAGATGTAGCAGTGTTCCGTCTGGTATATCTACTACAGAAGCTGAATTGTGGGTACATAATTTTTATTACAAGGGGAAGTTTCAATTTTCTTTTACCATCCCAGTAGGGTGGCTGAAAGAGCGCATTAAAACATTATTAGAAGAAAAGAAAGCTAGGATTGTAATGGGTGGAGACTTTGATTCAAGTCAGATGGTGCTGATACCGATTAAAGAATTATTTTAATACTCTTCCGTACTCGTCTTTGATTTTAAATTTAAATTCCTCTTTAATATCTTTAAGATTTTGCTTGCGCAAGTAGTGAGGATATTGAGATAAGAAAGAATTTAATCTATTATTGTATTCTTTGTATGCATATATTACTAATTCCTTTTGCGCTGGGTCAAGACTTCTTAAAAATCCTTCTGTTGGGGTTATAATTTGACCTTTCTTCCGTGGATTAATCGAGCCCATCACAGGATTTAATTTTTTAAGCACAGTTCGTATTTGAGACTTCGCTTCTTTAAACGCCAAAGCTTGTGAAGACCCTACCGATATTCTG